ACAGAAAGACATTGTATGCGTTATTAACTGTAATTGTAATACTCTTACTTGCGCTGGTAAGTTATTTTACATTCAATATCGCATCGGCACAAAAAAAAGCTGATACTACTCAGGAAATTGTTAACCCTGAATAATATCAGCAAAAATATCATCGCTGTCGGTGTTTTGTAAACCTTTGTAACGTTTCGCATGGTTCTCATAATGTAAATTATGTAAGAAGGCTTTCCGGGGGTATATTATCACCTGCCGAAAATTTTACCCGCCTTTTTGACTACAACATTTAGAAGAGTTTTAGCTGTTCTGTTTTTAACCTCTCAATAGCAATCTTGCAATATTTTTCTTCTTTATCAATTCCTATGTAATGTCGGTTTAATTCTTTAGCCGCAACTGCAGTTGTTCCGGAACCTACATAGGGAGCCAGGACAATATCCCCTTCATTACTGGAATTAATAATTAAATTCCTGATAATGTGCAACGGTTTAGGTGTCGGATGTCCGTATTTTTGCTTATCCTCCTTGTTAGTAGGTGTAATATAATACGTTGCTTTTGTTAAGGGGCTTCCGCCTACCCATACTCCTTTTTCTCTGAAAAACAGGCAATATTCAGTATCCGGCATATAGGAGTTACCGCAGCTCGGAATCGGGTTTGTCTTATGCCATGTGAGAATCTGCCAGTTACATTTCTTAGGTAAGAAGAAGTTAAGCATCTGCGGAATCTGCTCTTTTGAGCAAAAAATATAAATATTTATCTTTTTCATTACCCTGCAGAGTTCCACCAAAACAGCATCTGAAATACCATTGGATAAAATCTCTAAATCTTTATAATGCCAACGCTTTAGACTACCAAATGCTCCTGCGGATTGTTTAACCCGTATTTTGTATGGAATGTCTGTAACTACCAAATCTACATAGTTATCAGGCATACTTTTGAGAGTTTCAAGAGCATCCCCGTTTATAATCGTATTTAACATTATTTTTTCCTTTTATAAACTATGTACTTATTTTTCTTTAAGAATTGAATTGCCAAATCTATTTTTGAATCAAATTGAAGCTGCATAACTTTGTTATACTCCTCAGCATCAAAAGGATAGACCGTTATTATCTGCTTTACACCGCCTTTATTTGCTCGTTCGTACAAAACCTTGAGCGGTATGTTTTTGTAAACCACATAAGCAAATTTACGGTTATTTCCGGTTGTCGGAAGGTTCAAAGGTGTGTGTGCATTATTTCTAATCTGTTCTATAATAGCGTATTCATCCCGTTTTGAGAGGTTTATATTATACCTCTCCAGCGCCCTTTCCAGTGCGTGTTGTGTCATTTCATCTCCTCACAATTAAAATCAAATGGTGTATCTGTTTCCAACACCCAGTTAAGAGCGTTGATTATTCCGCTAGCTACTGTTGCGAGATGCTTACGATCCATTTTCTTGCAGTTTCGCCACTCTGCTTTAACCTCTTCTAAATATTTTTCTATTTCTTGCTGTGTTTTCATTTCATCTCCTCATAAAAACTCCCCCGGATTGGGGGAAGTTAGGTTTTTACAAGCTGTGTTAAGGCATCAAAAACATTTCTTGATTCGATAGTCATATTAAGATCTGAACTAAAGTATATTTCTGTCTGGTTAAGACTTTTATCATAGCTAAAAGCTTTAACTTGGTCTAAATTCACTGTTACTGACTTGTTCTCTGATTTAATTTCTACAAAATTCATAATCCACAATCCTTTCTTTCTCGAAGTTTACCCACTCTTTTTTTCAGTTCATCTGTTTTGATTAAGATAATATTTTGCTCAAAATCTATCTGGCATACTGGGCAGAGCTTGCCGTGGTAGACATATCTAGGTGTGTTCATTGTTTATTACCTCAATTCTTTCTTAATTCTACTTTTCCTCTAGATATGTCTTTTAGTAAATTATCAATTTGATGATATGCGTTCTTATATGTTTCATATAGTGCTTTATAACGTCTGTAATCTCGTTCTTTCATTGGTTGACCATCTCTAACTTTTTTAATAAAAATACTCATTTTATATGAATAATCTGTTCTTAAAGCGCAAGGTCACTGATTAAACATCCTTTACTCATCCCCTTCTCCTTTCGCTTCTTGGATTATTGGCGGCTCGACCAGCTCAACGCAGCTCTCGCCAGGACGAGTTTCGCTACGCTTACTCTTGCCAAAATTCGCTTTGTTGATGATGTCTAAGATATGTTCTTTTGTGCATTTAAAGCATTCTTCAAAATCATCACATCCGCACTCTTGACTTTCACAATATAAATCTTCTTTTAGTTCTTTTTCAATTTTTTCAAGACCTCGTTTATATTTATTACTCCAAAATGCTAAATCTGCTACCGTTTTACGTTCTTGTTGAAATTCTTCGTTGCTATATCTATGCGTTGAAATATACTCATTATATTCTTTTTTTAATTCTTGTCTTGGATAACATAAAACATTATCATCATCCATACAAGCCATATCATTTAACTGAGCTTTCAACTCCTCGCATTCTTGCTCTAAACATTCTTTTTTCTGAACTTCAAAGTCTAATTGGCTTGTCAGAGTTTCGCATTCTTGTTCTTTGCTTTTAAGTTGTTCTATTAATGATTTTAAAATTTTATAACATTTGTCCGAACTGCTAATAGTTTTATAAATTCCGTTTAATTCATAGTCGATTAAAAAATCGCCCCATTTATTAAATTGAACACCGTCAATTATTATCTGTTTATTTGTCATTCTTCCACCTCCTCAACTTGTAAGATTTGCAGGATTAAACTCGCTAATATTCCACGTTCTGAAAAAATGTAAGAATATTTTTTACACTCATTCACTATCTGCTTTATCGGGCAGTCGGTAAATGCACAAGAATCGTCACTGGTCAAAGCACAACTTACCGGAGTTGTTATACCAAACGCTGGGCAGTTCTTTACTATGTATTTCATTCTGAAACCTCTCCGAAAAATTCCACAAATGTATTATGTCCGTATTGTCCTTTGGTTAGTTCTATAACCTCTCTTAATGTTGCTTCCTTTTTGTCTTTATTTTGTTCAATAAAATGCTCTGTTCCCAACGCACAAGCTCCTGTTATTGTTCGATAACACTCATACCAAAAAGATACGTTATGCGTTTCATCTGGATTCAAGTTTTCATATTTACTTACATCTCTGTCAGATTGTTTAAATAACCAATCTCTATATGCTTGTTTTACACTTTTGCCATGAGCTGAAATACCGTCTTTTGTGAAAATATAGCTTGGCTCAAAATCTTCATTTAAAACTACTTTTTGAACGTTTCCTTTTGTAGACACCAACAAAGACTTTATGCCGTCAACCTCTATAACTTCTCTAAATTCTTTGTTATAAAGCCCATAAAAAGTATCTTCTTTAATCCTTTCACCATCAATATATTCAGTTTTTACAAAATAAGGATAAAGTCTATTGTTTTCATCAGTCCTATACTCTGCCAACGTTAGCCAGCTGCCCTTTTTGCCTTTAGCAACAGACCAAAATCCTATAGCAGCTATAACAGATGTTAATCCGATGCTCTCTATCTGTGCATAGTAACCGCTGGAACCTATCTGTGCATAGTCACCGCTGGAACCTATCCGTGCAGAGTAACCGCTGGAACCTATCTGTGCATAGTCACCGCTGGAACCTATCCGTGCATAGTCACCGCTGGAACCTATCCGTGCATAGTCACCGCTGGAACCTATCTGTGCAGAGTTACCGCTGGAACCTATCCGTGCATAGTCACCGCTGGAACCTATCCGTGCAGAGTAACCGCTGGAACCTATCTGTGCAGAGTCACCGCTGGAACCTATCCGTGCAGAGTAACCGCTGGAACCTATCCGTGCATAGTAACCGCTGGAACCTATCTGTGCATAGTCACCGCTGGATTTTATAACTGCATTATCTTCATCGGATTTTTTATTATTTTTCTTTAGCTCTAAAATACTATTAACAAATGCAGTTGCACCTGTTGCAAGCTCAAATACATCTTTTAATTCATCTAGCATTTATTTACCTCTTTTAAATTTCATCTATGTCATACGTCGTGCACTCGTCCTGGGTAATCGGGATTACCTTAAACAAAACTTTGTCATTCAATGTTATGAAAAGATTTTTACCTGCTTTGTATATCCCGACGCCTTCTGTCTCTGTCAGAAAGCACACTTGGATACCGTCTATTGCGTAATGTTTATCTACTTTCATTGATATATTTCTCCACTTTCATTTCGTCCAGCAGCCTGTCTTGAATGTGCAGTTATAGCCTGTATCGAATGTGCAGCTATTGCCGGTATAGAATGTGCAGTTATCTAAACTTCTAAAATCTAAAACAAGCCCTGATTCTTTCGTTGAAAAAGTTTTTGTTTTTTCATCCCAGGTATATAAACTGGGGTCAAGCGGTTTTCCGTTCTTGGTTACGTTAAAAGTTACAATATCCATTTATAACTCTCCTTTTAATGCGTTTTCTAACTTATCTTTCAACCTGCCGGTCATTTTTTTGCTGCGAGCATCATTATATAGCCTTTGTAATCTCTTGTGCCGAAAATCCTTAAACCTGATTCTACCGGAATAATTCCGTATTTTTCGCAGAAGTCAAGAAATATTTTTCTGCAGGGTTCAAAAACCTGCTTATTATATTCATCCTTCAAGCTTTCACAAAGCTTTTTTTGTTCTTTTTCTGTTAAAGTGTCTTTCTTAAAAACTTTTACGCCGCACCAACGATCTTCAAAAACAGTTGCAGCGAATGATTCCGCATTTTTATATACTTCCTTAGGTGTGATTTCCTCTACTAATTTATTCCATCTTTCTTTTGTTTTATCTTTCTTTTCAAACATTTATTTTTCTCCTTTTTTTATTTTTGCTAATAAACTGTCTAAGGTGCTTGTGCAGCCTTGCTCTTTTTCCTGTATACTTTCTATAATGCTGTACATGCTCTCTTTTGTATCTTCATAATTGAACTCTTCCCAGATTCTCGGATAAAATTCTCTTATGTACTCTTTTATCGTTGTATGTGTTGATGCCGGTTCGTTCATAAAGATACCAATATACGCCAGAACTTTATCATCGTAGCTTACAGGGTCTCTTGCAACTTTTCGCACAAGCGCTTTAAGTCTTAGGTCATTGTAGATTGTCATTGTTTTCTTTCTAGTGATTAAGTGATTAGGTGACTAAGTGACTAAGCGGGTTTAAATTCTTAGTCACTCAGTCACTTAGTGACTTAGTCACTCCCTTGCTGATACCTCAGAACCGCCCGCACTCTAAAAACAGCTTTTTCTTTTCCGTAACTTGTAAGTCCGTATTTTTGGTAAATATTCTTGATATGAGTCCTGACGGTATTAACCGAAATACAGAGTTTTGCGCCTATCTCTTCATTATTCAGACCTCTTGAAACGAGTTCCATAATCTCGTTTTCTCTGTCTGTTAATGTCCTTCTGTAATGCTGGCATACTTTTTGATACTCAAGCTTGTGATAAAACAAAAAATCCCGGATTCTTCTCTCACTAATCCCCAGAGCCTTCGACATCTCTTTTACCGACTCTTTTTCACGGTTCTTGAGGATGTACGCTTTATCCTCTTCCGTCAAAACTCTTCTTAGTTCGTTTCCCACTTTTACCCCCTAATATTCCCATACTAAACGCAAGATATATAAGATTCGGGGCGTTAACCGCTCCTATTTTCGCTAAAAGCTTACAGTAACGATACCTAAATGCGGTCATCGTAAGATTCAATTCTTCTGATATCTCTTTATCCTGATATCCGAGCGCCCTCAGCTCTATTATCTTCTTGTCTTCTTCCGTGATTTTATACTTCTCTTTGTAACTCATTGTCCTTTTTCCTATTTTTCTGTTTCGTGCCATTGTGTGTAATCATTGATTGGAGTTATAAAAACCTCAATTCTGGGATTGCTTTTGTCATGAAAAACTCTTGAGCCGTCATGACCTGCTATAATATCTCTGTTATCATCTGCAACCAGTCCGGATTTAACCATTGAATCATCAATTGCATTCAGAAGGTTTGTCAGATCTACTTTTCTTTTCGTAGCCATAAAAAACACACACTTTATGTTTACCGGTTTGTTGATAATTCCGGCTTTTTGTCTCACTCTGTTAAGATACGGAAGGCATTCCTTTTCGAATGCCTCGTATTGTTTTGAAGGTAAGATTTTTGGATATGCCCCGCGGGTAATGATTCGACCGGAGTTTTTTTTCGTAACCGGTTTTACCGGTATAATAAACTTAATCGACATTAGTTTCTTCTCCGTCAAGTTTTATAGTCATTTGCTTCGTTCTGGTATCGCCGTTAATATAAGCCTGAGCAAACGAGAGAATCTCGTATAGCAGCGTTTCATCTTTACCGGAGACTGAAAAAGTTTTGTCCGTAAAACTTTCTTTATAAATCGGAATTGAATTAGCCGGAATGTTTGCAAGCACATTCGTTTGAGGCTTGTATTTTACTGCATAAGATACTTTTTCTATTCTTTCATCTGAACCGTAATCAAATTTTATTGCGTTCATTGTAATATTTTGGGTCTCAGGTTTTAATGCCGGAAATATCTCTACAAAACTGTTTACGGATTCTTGAAATTTTGCGGCAAACTCCTCTGTTACTTTTTCCTTACCGCTAAATGTTACATTGCTTGTATCCATATCAGTAGTTTTTTTGAATTCAATTGTAGCTGTCTGGTCATTTTCAATTTTAATTCTGCTAATTAAAGCTTTCTTTTCTTCTGTCATTTTTCTCTCCTATAATCGTTTTCTGGCTTTTTCACGCCATAATCTTACTATTTCTGAATCCACTTCATCAGGTTTTATCCCCTGTCCTAATTTTTGTTCTTTTTTCTTCTCCTTCGCCTGTTCCTCCTTTTTCTTTTGTCTTTCCTGCCATTGTTTAGCTTTTTCAAGCTTGTTCACTAAATCCCCGTTTTTAGCCAGAGCCCTTATATAAGCGTCTATGTCCTCAATCGGAGTTTTGCGTTTTTGTTTTAAAAGATATTTTTCTAAAATTTCTCTCTCCTCTATAGAGAGAGAGACATTAATATAACTAGTATTACTATTATTTCTTTCTTTCTTTACTGTTATAGTGTTGGTGGTTTGTTGGTTTCTGTGTTGTTTTTCGTGTTGGTGACAATAATTCTTTGAATCTTGATATTTCCCGTAATTATTGACTTTCAGTATTATCCCCCGTGTTGTTTTCTTTGTTGTAATCTGTGTTGTTAAATCCGTGGGGTGCAATGTTTTCGCCCATCTTAAAAACTCATAGACCTGATTAAGTGTAACACCCGGGATTTTTTCTTGACGGAAATTAAAAAAACCTGTTCCACGTGGAAGGTTTTTTGTGTTATGAAAATTGACTTGAAACAATATGTAAATCCATATCTTTAAATATTCTGGGGGTTTTAACCAGATTTGAGATTCAATAATATTCCGGGCTAGCAAAATGTAACCACCGCCTATTTGTTCGTCCATTTTAAACCTCTTACCTTCCTTTATATTTACCCCCCGTGCCAGCCTCTTTTGATATAGTCTTGAGCATTCAGGAAGCTTTGCTGTACGGGCTTGGGTGCTGTACCGTCGTAAATCTTCTGGAGCGCCTTCTGGATTGCGTACATCATTTTTTGTTCTTTGAGCGCCTGGTCTCCTGTCATTTTACCCGCTGCCACAAGGCGGGGATAGACCGCATAACGTTTTTTAACTTCACGTTTTGCGCAGTCTATCAGCTCCTCAAGCAGCTCAAAATCAATCTGCTGTTCCATTATCTTATCCTCTAAACTATTAATTCATTCGGTAAAATCAATCTGGCGAGCTTCTTTGTGGCCCTGCAATAATCACAGACGCCGCAGCGTACCGGTGTTTCGTTATGGTTCTTTACCTCAATAATACGCGGCATTTTGAATATCAGCTGATTGCGCTGAAACTCTAACTGGTCGTTAGGAATCAATATACAATCCAAATCCGGATATTCCTGTTTATCTACGCCCGCTATTATGCAGTCCAGAAGCTCGCCGGTATTTTGTCTTACAATTTCCTGATAAACCCCTAACTGCAAGTCGTAAAGCCATTTTTCGATAAAGGTTTGTTTAAATCCGTTTTTATACGTGATATCACGCAGCTTTTGTACAACCTTTAAATCTACTATTGCCTCATGCGGTATATAGCTATCCATTTTTATCTTCCATTGTGCACCCAGAAATTCTCCGGTCATTATGACTTGTTTTTCTCCGGACATACACCGCATAAAGAGTTCATCCTTCTGAACCCGCTCAATAATGTTTTCCGCTTTTTCATAATCCTTTTTGAGCGTACCGTCTTTTTTAAATAAGTCCGGCGTGCGTTCTTTGAACTCCTCGAGCGTACCCTCAAACCAGCTGTCTACATAAGAGCCGATTAACATCGGAGTAGTGGGTTCTTCTACCCACTCTCCGTTAATCTTTGCCATAGCGTAAGCTTCACATTCTAAAAAATCCTTTACCTGCGAAACGCTGAAATAAGCCTGATTTGCTTCCTGTGAATAGTAGTTTTCGTTTGTTAACTTAAACCGTTTCTTTTTCGTTCTTTTCAAAGTAGTCATTTGCCATTGCCTCGAATTCAGGGTCTATTTCCATTCCTTCGGTTTTCTTGCTTTTCTTTGCGGTCAGTTTCTTTTCCACATCTTCTCTTTGTTTTTCCGCTTCTGACGGTACATCAAAAAACTGGCTAAGGGGCGCAAAGTTATTTTTGATTGAGTTATAAACCCCGCCTAAATCTACAATATTTTTCGGGATGAAGTTATCGCACTTTGTACCGACACGTTTTTCAATCATCTCCTGCGTTACGCCCAGTTCTTCAAACATCTTGAGCATATCGTTTACCCGTTCTTTTAACGGTTTTGTGTTTGAACCTATAAGTGTTTTTTCGCATTCGTTCAGAAAATCTTCTACTACGTCACCCGGAAGGATTTCCAATAATACCGCCCTTTTACGTCTTGCGCCGTCATTTGCTATTTTTTCGTATATGTCTCTGGGATCTGTAAGTATTGTATTTCCGCCGGCTTTACTGTATCTGATATGCGGCACTTTAAACACTCTTTCCGCCCTTACGTTGCTTTCCAAATCCCAGGCATAAGCCAGAACTTCCGATGAATGGTCTGCAGTGTTCTGGCTGAGCTCTTTTATCCCGTAACTTATGTTTCCCCAGTACTTTGCAATAGCTTCTGCAGCCCTTACCGATGCACCTTTAACTTGCTGCCCGCCTCTCGGGAAACAATAAGTAGCTTTTTCCGCAAGTGTCAGACGTTTTGCAGATTCCATAATCTTACGGGCTGCCAGTACTTCGTTTCTCGGAAATTGGCGCGCCATAAATATTGCGCCTTGAACCTCCTGCAGCGCTCTTGTCTTTTCGACTTCCTGACCTACATTCGCAAATTGTGCAGTATTTGAGCTTTCATTCTCTGTTAAATAGTTCATTTATTCTCCTTTCTTCTCCTTGTTCTATCTCTGTATCTGCTTTGAGGTCTTCTAAGTGCTTGCGGTATTCATCCACATCGTCATAACCCGCAAGCCATGCCTCATGCTCTAAATCGAGCTCCTGTTCGTACCACTTGAACGGGTCGTATCCTGCACTCATAACGCCTCCTTTGCTTGTTTCTAAGAGCTGAAATATTTTCACTTATCATTATCGGAATACAAACCGATAAACAAAAAATCACGAATAGCCACGCTTCTATCATAAAAATTTCCTTTCTCTTTTTTTTAAAAGAAATGGGGAAGGTGCGAGAGTTAAAACCTCCCCCTGTCAACGTTTAAATAAGAAGTAAAACCTAAAAAAATCCGGTGATGTACTTGATAATGATGTATATTCAGACACTTAAGAAGAGAGTAACCGCACCGGAACGGCTTAAAAATAAAAAGAGCCGGTCGCATTTACATGGAATTTTAGTAATACTTTAGGATTTAAAAATAAGGAGTCCGGCTCAAAAAAGATACATGGTGAATAAAAACTTGTTTAAGGCGGGTTTATTTTCTCAGGTATAGTTTATACCTAAAATGAGTTTACCCCGTCTTAAATTTAATTCCGCCTGCGTTAAAATTGAATATTTTAATTCTTACTTTTAAATTGAAATTCCTTTAATCTTTCAATTTGTTCTTGAATCCTTTTTTTCTTTTCTTCGGAATAACTGTTCCACGGTTTTTGACTGTTATAATCAATCCCTTTTGCTTCTGCGCAAGCTTCGCACAGACGCCACCTCGGCGGAATATCCTGGCAATTTGTATAATCTTCTGCCACAAATGCACATCCGCAACTGCGACAGGTATGTGTTACATAGTCCATAAACCCTCCTTTCTCATTATATCGTAAGCTCTTAAGGAGACGGACTCTCCGTGGTTGGGGAACTTATGGAGATTAAGCGCCGATTGGCACGTCCGCCTATATTAAAAACTTATTTTTTGCGCTAAATTTATGTTATTCAATTTTCAATGTTCAAAAGTTGTAAAATTCTAAATTCTGAAAAACTTATCAGTAGTTATTCTGGCAATAGTGCCTTTCGGATTAGTCTTGAATTTGGCAAAGCCCCATTTTTCAAGCTTATGTTTTACCGTCCTGAAGGTCTGCAGGCTTATACCCAGAATTGACGCAGAAATGAGAGCTTCGCCGATTTCTAACTCAGGTATAGAAAACGAATCATCACGTTTTGTTAAATACGCAATCTTCAACAGCGCTAAAAATGCGTCCGTGTCTTTCATTAAATTGTCTGTTTCTTTGTTGATAAGTATTTCCATAATTAACCTTCCTTTGCATTTCAAAATAGAGCGCATAAAAACTGCGCCTGATTTTGTAAATATCAGTCTTTTAAACTTTGTTAAGTGACTAAAAAGTGTGTACTAATTTATGAACTAATCATACACTAAAATATTAAAAGTGTCAACACTTTTATTAAACTTTTTTACAGAGAATTTGCAAAAGTTTATATTTTATGCAATAATCTCTTTATGATTAAAGATACCAATAAGAGAATGGTTGTAGTTATTTCTAAAGAGGATTATGAACGTTTAGAACAGATTGCAAAAAAAGAATGCCGCTCTGTTTCTAAACAGTCATTACTCTATATTTTAGAAGGGATTAAGAACTCTGAGGGAAAGAGGGACTAACACTTTTAGTCATTCTTTTTATAAGTCCCTCAGAGATTGTACATACTCTATAAAATCCGGCTTAAAGCTTATGCAGTATGAAGTTTCCAGATTGTAGACCGCCCTCAGCAGTTCCAGCTTTTTAAAATCTTTTATCAGCTTTAAGTTGTTTTTTGTCTTTTTTAATGCGACATCGTTTTGACACTGTTGCACTAATGGTTTAATTATTTCCCAGTGCTCCGAGGTTAAAATTTTTGCCGCTAATCTGTATAAAGCTTGCTGTTTTTCTGCATTTTCCTTATGCCGTTTTTCCCCTTTAATCAGTTCCCCTATTTTCCCGTAAATTTTATTAACTAAAAATATATGACTGAAAAAACCAACTACAAGGTAGATACTGCGGAAAATATCCAACGGTAAAGAATAACCGTTTACAAGATGTCTTAAGTAAAAAAAGTCCAGCAGGAAGCACAACACAGATATAACAAATGCGTGTAACATTGCACCCCCTTTCAGCTCTCTAATTACTTTCAAAATCTCTTTGAATATGTTATAATCCATAGTATCATCCTTGTGTTATTTTAGTTTCGCAAAACCATGATATCACAAGGATTTTGCTTTTTTAGACTGATATTTAGCTTTCAATGTTCAATTTTTCATAGCCAAGCTAAGGGGTATAAAACATGTAGTTTTACCGCCTTATTACCTGACGTTTTGTTTAAAGTTTAAAACCTCTGCAAGGCTTCTCTTTTTCCCTTTTGTCGGCAGGTTGTTCTGCCCAGCTTTACATTAGTTTATATTCGATTTGAATTTGTGTCAGGTTTGAAATATATTAGTCTTATCACCACATTTTGTTTAATATTTCCACCGACAAAATTATTCTAGCAGATAATCTTACTTTTGTCAAGAAATATATTCCAAAAGTAAATAAATTTAAAAGGAGCACAAATGCAAGTCCAACAGGCAATTTCAGAAATAATGTCACAAAAAGGAGAAAAAATAAGCTACGAAGCTTTGGGAAAAGCCTTAGGATTCAGTAAGCAGTATGTAGGTCAGATAAAATCAAAGGAACTGACAGAAAGTCAAATGCAAAAAATTGAAGAATTTTTTAATGTAGACTTTACAAAAGTAAATAAGTCCGATGATTGCATCTCAATTGACTATATTCACATTAACCCTTCTTGCGGGCGGGGTACAGTGGTTATGGATGAAGCGGAAGTTACACCGATAAAGCTCGGTACTCAAATGATACAGTCTGTTATGAAAGTTTCTGATGTTAAAAAGCTCAAAATTTTTAAAGCCAGCGGCGACAGTATGGAATCAATTATTGAAGACGGGGATTTGCTGCTGGTTGATACAGGAAGGGTAGACTTTAATAACGGCGGAGTGTTTCTGCTCACAATAGATAATGAATGGTACGTAAAGCGCCTTAGAAAAAGATTAAGCGGTGAACTTGACGTAATATCGGATAATATAAAATACCCCGTTGAAACTTTTAAACCGGATTCCCCGCTTGAAATAGTAGTCCGGGGAAAAGTTGTTAAGAATTTAAGCAGAGGGCTGTGATGTTTTTACATAATAAGAAAAATTTTTTTAATGTTGTTTTGTTTTTATTAATTTTCTTTGCATTTGCCGTCTGCGCAAATGCTGTCGAAGGAAGTTTTCGCCCAGCTCTCGGTCTTAATTTTATGAAATATAAGGACTGTTTATTTGTTTTCTATATACAAAAGGACACCCCAGCGTACAATGAAATATTACCAGGTGATGAAATTATTGAAGTTAATAATACAAGTGTCGCAAAATTGACAAGGACGCAGTGCCTGCCGCTATTTGCCGGAAAAGAAGGTACTATTGTCAAGCTTAAGATAAGAAGAAGTGGGGAAATATTAGAAAAGCAATTGATAAAAAAACGAGTTTTTATGAGTGATTCCATAGAAATAACTCCGGGATTTAGTGTCAAAACGGAGCACGCTATAGTTAACGGTTATCCGCATTTATGGATTACAATGTTTAATCAACCTCCTTTTGAACAGGGTTTTTACAAAAAGAAAGCAGTGTATGCTCGCAAACTTTGGGCTTTCGATTGTTATAGGCAGATTATGGCGCAAACAGAACATATTGAATATTATAAAAATAATACATACTATCAAGCACCAAGTATTACTTCTATAAAAGATTATGAATGGCATCGTATAATTCCTGATACAGTGAGTTACGAAGCTTATAAATATGCTTGTATCTTTTTCAAGGAATTCTAATTAAAGTAGCTTTTACCGGTTGCTTTTATTGGATAAATATAGTAAAATAAAAAAAGAGAAGCCGTGTTTAGAAGCTTCTCTGAGATTGCCTTAAAGCTTTGTGAGAGCATTAAGTATTTCGATTGCCGCTATTATTGCTTTGGTAGCGGCTTTCACATTTAATACAAATGTGATAATTGCTTTTAGCAACTGAAGTATCAGGATAAATGCCATTTTTCTACCTCCCTCCCATCCTTATATCCTGTTGGTTGTGTCAATGGGGGAGTAGGATATAACAGTATCCCTATATCCTACATGTATCACTTGTTTTACCGCTTTACAAGCCCCATGTTTAAATTGTTACAAAGAAACTAAATCTTTACAAAAATAAGAGTTTTGATATTTATATAAAGGATGTAGTACCAGAAAGAATATGTTATAATGTACCGGCTTTCACATTTATAAGCCCCCTAACTTATAGCATTGCACAAAATAATGTGTCATAATATAAACATGAAAAAGGTTTATGTGTTTATATTTTTGTTAATACTTGCGCTTCCTGCAAATGCTAAACGCCTGCATTATGAGGCTACGTATCAAAACAGGTGGTGCAGCTGTGTGGGCGGAATACAGGAATATGAGCTCAACGATTTTACACGGGTTGATTGTCTCACAAAAACCCACGCAATAGAGTTTGATTTTGCAAATAAAGTCTATGAAGGTATAGGACAGTCGCTCTATTACGGAATCAAAACAAAGAAAAAGCCGGGCATAGTGCTCATTCTTGAGAATCCGGAAAAAGAACAGAAGTACGTTAACCGCATGAAACGTGTCGCAAAAAAGAAAGGTATTGACTGCTGGCTCATGTATGAATCAGACCTGTGGGATTTTAAGCTCCACCCGGTGAAGTTGTAAAATAAACCCCCGCATTATGCGAGGGTGTGATACTAAATAAGAGAGCTATAGAATATGATGAAAGAAAGGGATTTTTCAATATTTTAAAACTTGTTTTCGGTTATGACTCTTATTAAAAGAGATATGAGTCCATTGGTCGTATTCTACTATTGTAAATGAAAATAGTTTTTAATATAATAGTTCTGGGCTAGGGTAGCTCCCGAAAGCTGGCATTCCGAGTCAGTTGCCCACTTATAATATCGGATTGAATACAACGGAGGTATTTTTTTATGTTAATAAATTGCACTTTTTGTGGAAAAGAATTTTATAAAAGACCTAGCGAAGTTAAAAAAGATAAACGTCATTTCTGTTGCTTAGATTGTCGGAAAAAATATTTTGACATTAATAGAAAAAGAAAGAGAAATAGACAATCATTACGTCATAAGTGTGACTTTAAAAATAAATTTATTCAAAATGGTGAAGTTTCTATTATGTTAATAGAAAGTAAAACGTATGGTCTTAAAGAAGTCTTAGTCGATACTAATAAAATAGAAATTTTAGCAAAAACTTTTTGGCATGTTGCAAAAATGTATGATGGTTATTTTTCAGTTATAGGTTGGATAAAAGATTTAGGTAAAGAAATGCCTATTCATAGATATTTAACTAATTGTCCTAATAACAAGGAGGTTGACCATATTAACCGTAATCCATTAGATAACAGATTGAGTAATTTGCGGTGTGTAGACAGAAGTAAAAATATGCTTAATAAACAAGTACAACCTAATTCAAAACTTGGAATTAAAGGAGTAAGGAAACGTGAAAACGGTACATTTCAAGCACGTATAATGATTAATAAAAAAGCGATTTCTATAGGACATTTTAAAACCTTAGAAGAAGCTGTACAAGCGAGAAAGGAATATTGTTTAAAATTTAAAATTATTTCTTGATTAATAATATCTGCTTTCTATTGTGATTTTTATTATAACTTATATGAACCCAAGAGGTATTACAGCTGTGTTCTTCTATACACTGATCAAACTCTACACCTGATTTTTTAATAAACTCAACGAGCTGCGCTGGTGTCATCCCGCTTACTACCATATCGGCTGCCTGACCGTAAAGGTGCTGGGAATTACCAACCCCGCCCACAAGCTGGTTAACTTTGGCGGAACGGAAGCCCGAAGTGATTGTAATCGGTTTCCCGAGTTTATCCCTGAGGGGCTGCAGAACATAGAATATAAGCTCCAGAAGGTTATCAAGAGAGTTAATATCCGGTGTATTACTAATCCCGTTTTTCTCCGCCGTGTCGGATTTAACAAGCTCCGTGATTGTGAAATTAAGCATAATTATTTACCCCCATTATTTACCCCTTTTATACTAAGCGGAGCAGTTTGTTCGTCAGAACTTCTAACTTCATTTACCCCTTTTGTACACAAACTCTTCCAGCGTTATTACACGTTTTTCAATACTTTCTATTGCGGAATCCGTCTGTCTGATATGTGCATCTAATTTTTCCGCAATGTTGTCCATTTTTGCAAAATGAGAACCTAAGAATATAAGACACCCTGCAAATGTAAACACCGCCCCTATTGCCCAGCGTTTAATTTCCAGAAGCACATTGAACATCAGATTAACTTTAGCAGTGACGGATAAATCATCCGGATGATCAGGGTCGCCGAAAAGAAATTTATTAATTCTGTCCAGCTGCCCTTTAAGTAACATGTGGTGTTCGTAACACTCCTGTGCCTGTACCGGTCTTTCTTCTGTCATACCCACTTCTCCGTCCAAAAGTTTTTAACCCGCTGCCAAACGTCTACCGCAAGGTACATAATAACCGCTTGTACAGGGCATACATCTTCTTTTAACAGTGCGTGGAAAAAGATTGTACTTGCTGTTTTGCGGTCGTATTTTACTATTTCAGGATACGCAAGCAAATAATCGTGAATGATTGAAGCCGGTACGTATTCAGGCGTATGCGGGCAGCCTAATAGGAATCTCAAAGGCTTAGGTATAGAGCACCCATCAGAGATGAAGCCTTTAGGAATCATAAACGGATGAGCCTTGACTCCCTGTTTATACGACACTACAACGCCCCTAATTATCCTGAAAGGCTTCCTTCTGTCCTTGCAGTTGTATTCTATTTCGTGGTCGAAGTTGTAACCAATTTCCATTTAGTTATTCCTTTGAAATTTTTTCAGCATACGCTCAATTTCCTTTTTGTCTTCTTCTTCCAGTTTATCGAAGTACTTAAAAAAGATATTGAACATTTTTTCTGCCGTGTCTACCGCTTTTTCAAGCTTCTTTAATTCTTTGATAACTTGAGTTTCAGACTGTCTGGTTTTAGCTGTTTTTGCGTAATCCGCAGCGCTCTTGAATGCGTCACCGATTGCTTCTATTGCCTTTGGTATGTCTATCATTACCCCACCCCCTACCCCCTCCCTCAAGGGGCGGGGGTTTCTCTGCTAGCCTTCTACACCATCGATTTTATCAATCTGTTTAGCTAAGAAATCATCCAGAACTTCAAACCCTTTATTGATAATCGGCAAAAACATATCATCAATTGGTGTTTCTGATGTCTCGATAGCTGTTTTTACAAGGTCTTTAGCAAATGCCACCACGGCAGGTGAGATTACCTCGCAATTTCTTTTGCAGCACTCAAGCAATGCTTCTTTCATACTAAGCGGGGCGGCTTGTTCGTCAAGACTACTAACTTCATTTACCCCTTTCATTTTGTCATCCATCATAGCCTCCATTCTCGCTTGTCAGCGTTTTAATTATCTGCTTTCCTTTATAATATCTAAGCTTAGATCTTAGCCATTCACCCGCTTTGTCATACAGGGATTGAAGTTTATAATCCGGACTTTCACGGACTAATAATTTACTGCCATTATCCAGCGTTATCTGCGTCAGTTTCTTCTGCTGTATCAGTCGCTGTGTCCACCTCATTTTCATTGCCGGTTCTAAGGTAGGGTTTGCAGCGGGAGCGCCCGACCATACCCTATTTACTCCCGGTTGTATCTTCATCAATCCAATACCTCCACATAGCCGTTTTTGTGTCTTATTATTCTTTTATCGGCAGAAAATTCTTCTATTGTTGTTGCGACGGCATTTGCTAAAGTTTTGCCTTCAAGAAGAAGACCTAGGAGCTTTTCTTCTTTATTCTGCTGTATCTTCATCTAAAACCACCTCCAGTGTTCTATCTTCTGTTAATGTCAAAACATCTTTACGGCTTATATAGCCTTCACAGCTCACAACTATATCAACAGTACTGCCGTATGGCACTGTTATTTCACTTTGGATTTCACTGTTAATCTCTATAACAGCATCTTCCGGTATCGCATTAACTTTGAGCTTGCAAGTTGTCAAATACCTGTAATCGTTGGTATCAAAGAACTTATCTAACTGTTCTTTTGTAAACCCTAATATTGTACCTACTGCATCAATGTATGGATTGCCTCTATAAAAGTTATTAGCCTTAAGCTCGATTTGCAGAGCTTTAATATCAATAGAGGCTTTTTGTTTTTCTACAAGAGAGATAACATCATTAAAATCAAGCCCTTTAGCTTTGTATATAGCTCTTTCTACATCGGCAGCAGTAAGGTTAAGCATTGCAATGCGTTCTGCTTCTTTTTGTGCTTGTTTTTCTTCCCAAGCTTCGTCTTTTAAAATGTATTGTTCGCCGTCCAAAACATACTCTTCGTCAGTTTCTTCAATTCTATCAATACCATAAAGAGTAGTATCTAGTGGCTGTTCTGTGTAGAATTTTATTTTTTCGTCTTTATAACCTAAATACATAGTTAATTACTCCCTTCTGCGAATATAAATTTAAAACTACCACTAATAAAATTACCACCAAACCAAACGTGTATTACTGTATTTTTTGCTACTTCTGCAACAAAAGCCTTTGCTTCTCCCGAAGCACTATTAGCTGTATAACCTCTTTTAGCTGTCTTCACTGCATTATCAACATTAGAAACATCCGTAGCACCAATGGTTAATACAATATATGAATTATTAACAATACCATTCCAACAAAAATACCCATTCGCAGGAGCCGTATAAGTAGAACCACTAGCCCCAAGTTCTAAATCAATATACCTATTACTAGGAAATCCCCAAGAGCTGTTTTTGTCTACCTTTGTTTCCTCAATCCTTCCCAGATTAGCCAATGGCGCATTCTGAGCTACAGAAGCTACAAAGAAGTATAGCGAACCATTGCCTTTAGCATAGATAAATCTAAAAGATTTAGTGGCACCGCCCACATTATAACCAATACTTATAACATCACCTTTTGATACAGGGGCAAGAATTTCGGCGTCATACCCAACTGATGTAGGTTGTGACGTTAATGTATATTTGATATTTCCATTTGAGTCTTTTATTACTGGAGTTAAATACTGAACTGTACTTGAAGAAAGTTTTTGTATCCAAAACCACCCATTCGCAGGAGCGGTATAAGTTGAACCACTAGCTTTTAGCTCTAAGTCATCATATCTATCACTTAACAAGTCCTCACTACCATTTAAAGTTGGCACTGTCAATGTTTCTGCCACTGTGTCCAGCTTCCAATCATACTCTGTCACAGTTTCATCAGTTGATAGTTTTACTGTAATTCCGCCGCTTACTCCTCGTTTTGTGTAACTTCCACCTGATGGCAGTTCAACAGTTGTACCGTCTGCTACCTCGGAATTATATTCAACAAGAGCAGCTTCATAAGCTGTCGGATACACACTTTTTGAAAGGATAGAACCGCGTAATACCCAGCTTGCATTATATTGCTTAGCTTCAGAATACTTACTATCGAACAAAGTATATGGTACGATTGACTCGATATCATTTCTGATATTAACCTCTGTCTCCTGGCCGGTGGCTATCTGGATGAAGTAAGGGTACTGAATAGCTTCTTCTTGTACTGTGTCAGTGGCGCCGTAGATAGAGTTGGATAGGGAAGCGTCTATACCAAACTTAGCAGACCAACCGGCGTTATTAGTAGCACCTTGTATAACGGACAAAGGTATATTGTATATACAACCGCTAACACCTGAACCGTTGGAAGTTTGTGCTGTACAGTAACCGTTAGAAGTACCAGTTATATTCGGCAGCCCCGCAGCCACTGTAACGCCCAGATTCTGTAAATCTATTAACCCCTGAACATTAACCACAGCTGGAAGTCTTACACTTTCAACAGTTTCCTCATCCTCTGCATAATTGAATACAAACTTACCAACCTGACCGAATGCGCTAAGGGTTTTTGCTGCCTGCCAGTTCTCCTCGGTTGTAAGCAAAGAAGGATAAAGTGCAACAATTTTCTTTAACCTTGTCAAGAAACCTTGAGTATTCTGATTAATTGCTACTATCTGACCGTTAAGCCATCTGCGCAAACCTTTCGTTTCATCAATATACAAGGACATACCGATATCGCAGACCTCAAGACCACCGCCGTCACCACCGCTGCCTGTTTCAAGCGGTATCCAGTATGTACCCTCGGTATCATCCGCCGGTGAATGGTTGATATTTTCATCCTGCATTGATTTATAAATAACACCGCCCACCTGACAAAATGAGTTCAGGTAATAAGTAGTGCCTGCATCCCATTCCGCTATCCCCTGCTGGAATAAATACGCAAGCTGCTTAGAGAATCCGTACTGAACCCCGTTCATCTCTTCCATAAACGGCGCTTCGTTAGCCGCAACCGCAACCTGCCAGCCTTCGGTATACGCTTCTGACTGCAGTGTCTCTACATCATCGTTATAAACAGGCGTACCGGTTATCATACTCCCGAATACCGCAAGTTGGTCACTCTCGGCATTACCCCCGAAAATTTTTTGTGTTTTACGCTCTATTTTAGGCATTTAATTGCTCCTTTAATACCATCTTGTTTTTACCCTGCACTTTATAGCCGGCGGCTGTACCGTATTACTATTGCCATAGATTTGATTTACTCTGGAAGCATCAAAACCTACACGCCAGAATTTACCGTGAGTTCCGTCAACGCCATCACCCCAGCTTCTTATGGCATAAAATGCTCCGGTCGGAGTCAAAGGTGCTTGTTCTTCTTCCGTTGTTGCACTCCATTCACCGAGAATATTTGGTAAACCTGCGTTTACATATCCGAAGGTACTGCCGCCCCAGAGCACTCTGTTCCTGCAATCCGGTAATACAAATGTGGTGCTCCCGTCACCCGCTCCGTAAGTCGTACCGTAAATATTAAACAAGCTTGCGTACGTTGTTCTCGATACCGTCTGGCCTTCCAGCCAGATTTCATTCTGCAGGAGTGTGTTACTGAACGTAGGCTGCGGAAGCCCTATTTCGTAATTTGCAAGCTGCAGGCTTCCGTCTGATTGGAACACGCTCCAGTAGGAATCATTTGTTACCGCATTTCCGGTATTATCATCCGTCAATGATTTATAAATGGTTACATTCCCCTGATTATCTATTACCTTAACCAGCGAACCTATGTAATAAGTCGTTCCTGCGTCATACTCGGGGATTCCCTGCTGAAAAAGATACGCAAGCTGGCTTGTTATTGCAAAAAACAATGCGTTCATGTCCTCTTCCCACGGGGATTTATCCGAAAGTACAGCACTCTGCCAGCCGTTCAAAAAGTTAGTATTCTGTATCTGGCTCAAGTCTTTTGTATATACAGGCGTCTGGTCTTTTGCCGTACCGAATGCCGTTACCTCCAGACTACCCGCCTGATTCGCAAAAACTTCCTGCTTAACACGGTTAAGTTTAGGCATTTAATTGCTCCTTTGGTTGATATTTATTCCCTACCCCTCCGGTGTTACAAGTGAGATTAAATTCTCTTTTGTAAGCCAGGTTCCGGTTTGACGTTTGTCTTTGGTTGAAAAACCTACTACCGTCTTATTTATTATACCTTTGCGGTTGAATCCGAAAATTTGAGAAGGCGAAGGAACTCTTAAGACATAATTCGCCCCTACCCCCTCAGGTGCTCTGTAATACCCTAATTGTTTTGCTGCTAACGCCGCCAGTGTGCGTTCAGCTGATACAATATAGGTTATGGTTAAATTATGGTTATTTTTGAGCAGTACATCACCCTGAAAAACATTCCATAAGGCATCATCAATACCCCGCTCAGAGCCCCGCATGACGTTTACAGCGGATTTGAATTTGAGCAGGAATCTGTAATCATCATCAGGAAGCGAGTACTCACTTTGGTTATAATTCTGTATCGTTCTGAAATTTCCGCCCTGCGGATTGCCTACCGTCGAGAATCCGACAGAATCCTCACCGTCATAGAACTGGAAAAAAATCATATCGTTATAAACACCTTGCACAACTCGCGGGCAGTCAAGAATTTTACCTATAATATCAAGCTGCGCACCCTCAGCCGTGTCAATATCCAGAATATCCTGCAGCTGGAAAATTACACCGTCACCCAGATAAATATCAGCACCGATTTTGATAGTTTCACGCGCCTTTGGTTTATTACGGTATTGAAGGATTAATAAATCCGCATAATAATTTTTTACATCCTCTATGTCCTGTGTATAGTCAGGCATTTTCAGCTCCTAAACGATTGTTAAAGTTATATTCTCTGCTGCTATTACGAAAAATTCATCCAGACCGGCTGGCACTGCATATTCGACCCAACTTGAGTTATCGGTTGATATTTCTACGTTATAAGGCGTACCGGCATCACCTATTGTCTCTTTTATTGTACCCAGAAGCGTTGAACTCTCTGCTCTTTCATGGATTTGATACTCTGTAAGTGCAAGCTGCTCTTTGATATAGTTTTCATCTAAATTAGTTGTCGTAAAATTTTTAATAGTAGCTCTTACATACAGATTTACCGCAGTCGGAACGTCGTATAAGACTTCAACCACATCGCCGTTAGTCTTTTGCACCCAGACTGACTGCTCACCCTTCATCGGAATACCCGGCGGCAGGTTGTTATAAATAACCCGCCCGATATCCTCAGGCTGCCCGCCCTGTACTACAACCCAGATACCGTGCGCCGGAATACCGTTAACAACAGAATCAGTCCGGTTGTCATATACTTTGCACTGGGTAACATTGGTAAGATTGAGCATTTGTGACTCCGTGCTTTCATCAAAACCTTGAGAAGGCACTGCCATAGCCTGATTCCTTCTCAATCTGAACTGGGCGGAAGTCTCTCCAGTTGAACCCGTAATATAGTTTCCCGCAGGATTATTGACGGAAGAAACACCCCTTACAACCGTTTCCATTACATTGATTGTATTAGGTAATGCCGTAATACTCCCTAAATCGGCAGCCCTGAAATTAAGTGAATGCACACCCGGCTCAAGTTCGGTAGATGCTGCCAGTATCCAGCGGTTTCCGTTTGTATCTCTTACGGTATAGCCGGTACCGTCAGCACTCTCAATATTTGTATCAAGCCCCTGCAGGCTGGTTGATTCGTTAATCGTGACATTGACATAAGTATAGCTGTATGTATAAGCTTTTATTATCAAGCCGTTAAGCTTATACAAAATCTGCTGCGGAATCCCGATTGCTCTGTCCGGATCAAGGTTGTTATAAAACTGGGTAAACAGGTCTAAAATGTCCTTTTTTTCCTGAGCTAAAATATTAATCCACTGCCCGTCAGGGCTGTTTTGCTCAATATTGATATCCTGACCGTATACTCCCTTGAATTTGGTTATTAAATCCTGTCTTATCTCTTCTAAAGATTGTGTGACAAGACCGCTAATCCCGATATAGTTTTGTGCCATAAGGCGCCCCTTTACTGGTTGATACTTACTAATCCCAGCTTACCAGAGCGCCTGAAATTTAATTCTGACCGGGCGGGGTTACAGCTTCCGTATAGGACTGTGAATAAATTGTCTGTACGTCGTATGTGATTCTTATTTTCCTATCAGCGTTCACAATCAAATCCACGCTGTTAATCGCCGTTACGCCGTCCGTATTCTTAACGGTTTCCTGAACGGCATTTTCTAAGCGCCCCTGATATCTGTAATCAAGCAGATTAAACCAGTCTATACCCTCATCGGTAGCAAAAAAGCAATCACCGAGAAATGACAGTATGCGGGTTTCAAGATTAAGCCCTATTTCCTGATTAGCGTTAACATAATTGCTTTTATTTGCGCCCCATGTCCAATCGTGGGCGGAATCAAGATTTCTGAAACTCATTGTAACAACTCCTCAAACTGTGATTTTAAATCAGTAAACGCCTGTTTTGCCGCAGGTGTCAGGACTCCTGTATTTGTAGCTACTGCTATATTCTCACATGCCGTTAAAAACGCTTGTATTAAATTCGCCAAGTTCTGTGCGGTATTTTGTACGTTAATCTTGTCACTGACTTGAATCTGCCCGCCCGAACTCGTAGAAGCCGTGACAGCAGCGGAATTTACCACTAAATTACCGGAGGTTATAACCGGTTCATTACCCTCGTTTACCCCCTCGCTTTCCCCTTCATTAACCGCACTGCTATTGATTTGTACACTATTTCCGTATACTTTTATATAGCTTTCATAGTTAATCGCTTCAACAAGCTGCTTATGAAAAATTGTTACCGCCTCAGTATCATAATTTTGAATCGGATTAACCAGAGTGGTAAAAGTAGTCAGCGCCACACAATCAGTAAAATCATGCATTCTTGTCGTGTCCGGTGCGTATAATTCCCCTGTCTCCAGGAATGAATCTATGTTTCTGTCCATAAAAAGCAGCAGGCAGATTGTGCCCACGGGGTCAGGCATTGTGATATGAGCGTTGCCGGCACCCAGAATTATGAGCGGAACATCGGTTATCGGAACGGGAGTTATATTCTGTTCGTTGAATAACTTCACCTGCATTAATTGAACCGTACACCGCTGGGTATCGGCGTCAAATTCAAGTATTTTCCCGATATTATGACAATTGAGCCGTGACATAACGGCGTTTTGCGCCAGTGCCATAACCCCATTAAAATTTATTTGTGATTTCTCAACCTGTTTTATTTTTGCTGTCATATTAATAATTTCCTATATACTTTGTCGGATTAACCGCCGTTCCGTCTTCTCTTACCTCAAAATGTAAATGCGGGCCGTCAGATTTTCCGGTACTCCCTACAAGTCCAATCTGGTTTCCTTCATAAACAATCTGATTATAATCAACCTGAATACTGTTTAAATGTCCGTACAGACTTGTAACTTTTTTCCCATTAATAGTGCCGTGGTCGATTTTAATACATTTCCCGTAGCCGTCATTCCAGTTGTTAAAAAATACACGTCCGTTTGCCGGTGCATATATAGGAGTGTTATAAGATGCCGCAATATCCATCCCCTGATGATTAGTGCTAGCTCCCTTTATCGGGGCGGTGCGCCGTCCGAACGGGCTTGAAACAACTCCTTGCACAGGCTTTTGCCATTGCCCGGTAGTTGTACTCCCGCTGTAAGTCTCCTGTGTTGTATCGCTAAGAACATGGGGTTCATCAATTATAATCGCCAATGTTGCAGTGGTTATTAACTGACCGCTTTGTGTCGGACTAATTATACCCTGATGTTTTACATTAATAACTTTATATGCTTGATTAAAGCTTGGCATTAACCTACTTACTAAACTAATAGTTTGTCCGGTTCGTAACTGTGGTTCAAATATAGTATCTACTTCAACAAAGACGTTTGCACGTCTCGGAGCACCTAAAAGCCCGCTTTCTTCTGATATAACCTGAATTTCCCCCGGTATTACATCGTTATCACCTAAAATATTAAAATTGCCGAACTGGTCTAAAAATATGTCATATCCACCATACGAGCGTCCTAATATATCCCATGTTTGTCCGATAAAAGTTTTATTGCGTGGAAGGGGCTGTATGTCCGGCGTAATATAACCAACTTTAAGATTAGGGAATTTTTCAAATGCGGTTTTTAAAATATCCTTTAAGTCAGTTCCTTCCGTAAAAGTTGCGTTTAAGAAGCCATATTTAAAGAAATCGCCGTTATTTTGTGTTTGTAATTCGGTAATCCATTCAGTACTGCCGCCGGGGCGTGAAGAGAGACAAAAATTACATTCTCCCTGGAATATCAAAGGCATCGTATTATTATAACCTGCGTAGAATTTTATTTGTAGCCATTTTTTTCCACGTTCATATACGTCAAGCCATAATTTAGCTCGTGTCCTTTGCGAAAGATTAATAAACTGAAATACTCCAGTGTTAGAAGTTGTATAAGAGCCTACATTGGTAAGCAGATTACAGGTTATCGGCGGTTCAAGTATTATATTGTCAGTTGTTATACGGTCGCCGGTTTGTTCATCAAATGTACCAATCGTGATATCAGCTCTATAATTCCGTTGGAGTTTTAACATAATAATTCCCCTCTATGGTTTGGACATCCTTGCGAGTCAACAAATAAACCGTTGCATAACCGTTTGAAAAATCGTTTAAGTCCATAGGTTCTTCATCATCCTGAGTATCGCACCTTAAACCGAACGGTAAATAGTTTCTGTAAGCTCGTAAAATATTGTAACTGGTAGTGAGTCTTATGTTTTTGTAATCATAATCACCCCATTTCACCCCGAAAAACCAGCCCAGTTGATTTGACTTGTATTCAAAAGTTAAAACCACCCTTGAATTATCATCTAAGAGCATTGTTATTTGTTGTTTAGATTCATTGCTTAATGAAGTTAATTTGTACATTATACCGTGTTTACCTCTTCGCCCTTGTCTACGCCTTTATTTGTAACTGCAGCCTGTTGTTGTGCAAGCCTGCCGGCAGCATTGGCAGCGTTTTCTGATACACTTTCTGCAATAGAAATTTGTTTGAATGTTAATGTAAAATCGGTAATGTCTGCATTACTATCTCTTATTGCATGCATATTCTGGATTATTACATTATCAAGCCTCTGCCAAGAAGTCTCAATTGATAATATTGAACGGGATTTAAATAGTGCTTCAAAAAAATAGTAAGCTCTTGTTTGTGCGGATTTAAGCTTATACAAATCCTGAAAGAGTTTAAATAAATCCATTCCATTAAACTGACGTTTCTCAACTTCTACGCCTCCGACAATCAGTTCACCTTGTTCAACTTTTGCTTGTTCATTCAAAGCCTTCTTTGTTTTATTCTGTTGAGTTGCAGGAGTCAGGCGGGGTAAAAATTGCTTAACAAGTGAGAGTGTTGGAGTTACAAGCGCCAGCATATCCTCAATCTCATTTACGCTGTAGAAATATTCACCTACCAGACCTGTTAAAGTTATGACTGTAGGTTTCCTTGCAATATGATCCTGTACTGCTGAATTAGTTTCAACATAATAATCGGTTATATCATTTTGCATTGTTACCTGCTCACTAATAGGAACGTGAAAACGGAAGCCGGCAATGCCAAAATTCCCCAGTATATTGACAACAGCCTCCCCGACATTAACGCTCTTTTTGAACAAGCTTTGTGCAAATTCTGATTTGCTTAATTTGCTGTATTGGGTGTCCATTTGATAAATAAAATCACTTAATAATTCGCCAGTAGCCATACAATTACCTCTGATTACATTGTAGCAATCAGAGGTAATTGTATTTTGACGTATATCAGTTATTTAACACCATAAACAATTTTTCTTATTCCTTCGGCTCTTGTAGAAATTTCTTGGGATTTGTTTGCCATATATGTTTCAACTTCTGAAACTTTATTTATATTTGATACCCCGTATTTTCTCATAATAGGCTCAACATAATCAGCAAGAGCCCCATAATAACCCGTCGCAAGTTCTTTGTGTTTCCCTGTATGTTTTTCAGTAATATTTTTCAGATTAACGTACATGTGAAATACAGGTCCTTCAAGAGCCATAGTATAAGATTCATATTCTTCAAAACTGCGTATGGTAAAATCATTATTACTTAATATCTGAGAATAGAGTGCATCGGATTCATTATAGATTTTATCAATTTCTTTTTTTACTTTAACTGTTTCAGTGTCTATAACTTTTTCAATTTCTTCCCTATATCTGGCTTGTAAAGCCGGCGAATTTTCAAAAGTTACCGGTACGGGCTTTGGCTGTGGTTTTGCGGCGGGTTTAACTTGCTGCTGCGTTTGAGCCTGCGGAGTTGCTGCAACTTCTTTATTAGGCGCTGCTCCTATCAGCGTTCTAATACCTGAAAGAGATAAAAAGAGAATAAAAATAATAGCTGCAGAAATTAAAAGAAATAAAAGGAATTTACCCATAGAAGGTTCTTCTATATGGAATTTATCCAAATAAGACAAGCCGGCATCTTCTCTTGCCTGCGCTTCTTCTACCTTTCTTTGCCGTTCCTGCTCCTCTTTTTGCTTTTTTTCTTCGTATTCATCGGGATAAAAAGTTTTATACAACTGCTGTCCTGCGGGGGTATTGAATGGAACTACACACCCACGGGCTTTACATTTAAAACAAAAATTGGAATCAGGATTTCTGCTTGTAAGAATTAAAAACAATACCTCGAATGCAACAACTATGAATGCTACCGGGAAAAATAAACCTATAAAAATTGTGATAATTAATAATAAAAACCAAAAAGTATAAGCACATCCGCCGTTTGTACCGCTGGAACATTGCATGTGCCCGCAGTTTCTGCAAATATAATCAGCCATATACAACCCCTTTCACACAACCTTTTTGTGTAATGTATCATAAATTGCGCCGAGTTTCAACCCGGATGGTAGCGTTTGAATTTTATGTTTTCATTTGTTATACTTATAGTGTAAGTGGTAACCCTAAGTTTCTACCTGCTTTGCAAAGTGCTTAGGGTTTTTGTTATTTCTTGGGGAAATCTATTAACTTTTTCAAAAAGATTAGAATTATCTTTAGGTAAATATGCCATTATTTCTGGAATAAGGTTATATAATTCTCCACATTTTTCACTTTTATATAAAATCGGCTCAAAGTGAAAAACTCTGTTTCTTAAATTTTTAATCTTTGTTAATTTTTCAGAAATGTCTTGGATATGTTCTTTTTTATTTTTCGGGTAATTAACAAAAACGCTTCGAAAAGCTCCCTTTTTAGTCCATATTTTGGGATTATATTTTTTAGAACACAAACTAACCCAAAATCCTAAAGAAAGACCAGAGACCAACTTGCCATGAGTAATATTGCTTACGCCATACCTGGTTTTGAGAAGGTTATAAGTATATTTTAAAGTTTTATAATCTTTATCTAATAGAATATTTTGTGTTTTGATTTCATCTTCAAGCCATGTAGTTGTAAAAATATTCTGTAACATTACATCAATAGCATTGCGTAAATGAACCTCAAACATACAAAGTGCAGGGTACAAATCCTTAGAAGTCTCTATGTTAAGTTCATATACTTTTAGTAAAAATTCTTCTTTATCATTTATGCCACAGCTAAAAGCCTTTATCCTTTCAATGCTTAAAGTAGATTGATATTTTTTCAAATTTTCAGAATTACTCATATACCTCTTTTCTATCATGCGCATGGTATTACACCGTAAAACACTTGTAAAGCTTTTTCATACAAATTGTTACAATAAACACAGGAGGGTATTATGCCGGAAGAAAATAAGAATCAGGGCGGTGCGCAAAATAAACTCGGTGAACTCTTTGTCGAGTTCTCTACAAAAGGGCTGCCGTCGCTATTGAAGAATTTGAACTCGGTCTCTGCCGGTTTTTTATTGAGCACTAAGGCAGCAAAAGAATTTATAGATACAGTAAGCAAGCCTATTAAAGAAGCCGGAAGCGGCGCTGTGGGTATAGGCAAAATGGCGTCTATGTTGGGAGCAAGAAAAACGGATATAGGTAAGCTGGATTATTATTTTAAAAGTAAAAAATTAAACCCCTCATTAATAGAAGATATCGCAAAAAGACAGCAAATGTATGCCAATTGGCAGGGCGGCACCGGCGGTATGGACTCTAATTTTTTAATCGGTATGAATAAGTTAGGACTTGATTGGACAAAATATAACAAAAGTTTTGAAAGCCAATTGCAACTAACGCAAGATATTTTTAACAGGCAAAACCAAAAAAATGCCGTAGATAGAGTTAATATCTATAGTCTTTTAGGTGCTAATCAGGAATGGGCATATGCAAATGAAAGAAGTGACTTTAATCTTAAAGATGCGATGAGCATGTCGGATAAAGCAATAGAAGATAATATTAGATCAGCAGAAGCTATGGCAGAAGCCGCAGCAGCTTTGAAACAAGCCGGTGGCATGTTTATTTCAAAATTTTCACAAGATATAGTAAAAGTAAGTAATGATTTAACAAACGTAGCAAAAAATATAAATAACCCAGAAGTAGAAAAACGCCTAGACCAAGCAGTAGAAACCGGTAAAAATTATGCACAAGACGGGCAGGCTTCTCTTTTTCTAGGCTTAGGTGCTGGTTTAGGTGAAAAAGCAGCAAATAAAGTAAAAGGCACGACAACAGGTCAAGCGGCTCCCTTATCATTAATTGATTACCCGAAACAATTAACACAAGGTTTCGACGGCGTACCAACCGGCGGGGCTGCACCTGTTCCGGATTTTATGAACACTCCTGCAGCAACTACACCTCCGGGGATGAACAATCTCTCACAAAATATTACAATCACGAACCAGAATAATATTACCGGTGAGAATGCACAGGAAATCGCAACGGAAATTGCAAGAATCAATGCGCAGGATATTGAGTACACCCAGTACCAGCTCCAGAATTTGACGGGGATTTAAAGCAAGGTTATATCATAGAATAAGAGAGGGAATATTTAAAAAGGAGAATTTGATGAAAATTTACGAAATTTGGAATAAGACAGCAAAAAGGTATGTGGATAGTATTAACTTTGCAGATGGCGAAAGTTTAAAACTGGCTATTACTCCCGAAGGAGATATTATCCAGTATGGAAGCAATACCGACCATAAAATCGGCAAAATAGACAATCCGGAAGAGTACGAGATACATTTCATAGAGTAATTTTTATGCAGGCATAGTTTAATGGTAAAACAGAGGTCTCCAAAACCTTTGACGGAAGTTCGATTCTTTCTGCCTGCGGTTATTATTTACCTCTTTTAGTATTCAGCGCCCTTACCAGTTCCGCATACTTTGCAAGATAGTTTTCATAATGGACTAAGTCCATAAACTCCTGCGCATTCAGGCTCTTAATAGTATTTATATCTCCATAACCCGCTCTCGAGAGCTTCATCGCCCAGACCTTAAAAGTATCGATATTATACTCGACTTTCGGTAATTCTAGCTCCTCAACAATAGGGATTCTATCGCACTTGAAACGGAATGGAGACTTGGAAAAAAAGGGTAGATATTTTCAACCGCAATAAGTGTCATAAGCGGGAAAAAATCCCCCCGTGCTTTTTCATCCCTGTCAAAAATCTCCATATTGAAACGTTGTTTATCGTATATAACCTTATCGGCGCAGCCCTTTATGGCTTCAAGCACATATTCAGAACCGATAACACTCAGAAGCGCATCAATGTTTTTAGTAAGAATTGAAGCTATGCTGTCACCTTCCGCCGTGGTTATATCAAGCCCCGCCCCCTTGCATTCGTGGATAATCGTTCTGTACAAATACAAGGCGTTATCTATTGGTGCAAGGTTAAGTTCTACCATTTTTCCGCTTTTTAGTTGGAATTTTAGCATTAGCCCAGACTCCTTTCAGAGTTACCAAACCGCAACATGTATACACTTACTACCTGGTCGGTAGAACCTGCAACATCCGTTGTTTGTACCGGCTGGTCTCCCGGTAACCCGAAATAACACTCTACCGTGTCGCGTGTTACAGAACCGTCTGAATGAGCAACATTCTTTGTAAAACGCATTGTTAGCGGCTTAAATCTGAAGTCTCTATTTTTCCATAAGTTGTAATTCTCATTAAACCTTTTATCATCGCCGGAAGCTTTGACAAGTCTTAATGTTAATTCTCTTTGCCTTCCTGGCTCATTATGTGCTCCAAGAGAATTACCGTTATAACCGGTTGACGTAGTGCTCAGGTTGTTAGGTGCTGTAAGTTCTGCGACAGTGTTGTCTGCAAAATCCGTGAGCACCCACTCCCCGTTGTAATCTTCCGCGATAATAATATCTTGCGCTGTATAGCTGTCTACCATATTAAAATCTCCTATGCTTCAATATATATTACGATTGAGGCTGAATGCACTGCCCCGGACTCTTTGCACGCGACCATAAACTGCGGCGCCCGCCTTTCTTCACGCTCGCTCTGTGCCTGTTCCGCTACCGGCTGATGATAGATGTAATACCCGAATTCGCGGATATTTCTCAGGAAATCCTCCTGATTACCAAAGAAATCAGAGCTGTTCCATTCACCCGGTGCAAGCATACCATTTACTACTGCCTGATTACAAACATTTCTTATTGCCTTTACTATACTTTCGAGTCCGGCATCTGTCTGCGGCACTTTCGTTCTTGTGGTTGCAAGTACATTAAATACTTCTCTCTGGATAGTGTTAACAAACCAGATTCGGTTAGTTACCTGGTCAAAGTACGTACCGTTCTGGGAATTGGACATCACTTTAGCAAGCCCTTCCAGTGAAACAAAGCAGTCAGCACCCACCGCCGCAGCCTGCGATAAGATTGTTTCGTTAATATTCGTATCTGCCTGCAGTCCGGTTAAGTCTTTCAGGTTCATGGTAATTGTGGTATTGCTTCCGCTATAATTAACGGAAAAACCTCTTGATAGATATGCTGCGGCAAATAATCTTGAATTAAGCGCAGCGGCTTCATCATCATCGCCCAGAGTATAAAGCAGCGGTTTGCAATTCGTGTTGGACATAATCTTAGAGAATAAGCCCGTAGAAGCTGCAAGGGCAGAAGTGTTAGAAGCCGGAACAGGGAAAATTCTGTTTTGCATACCCTGAATCGTTGAGCAGGCTGCAATCGCTTCTTCCTCCGTCAATGCTCTTGTAGTTAAGACACCCTCAAAATATATCAATCCCGCAAGTCTCGTAACTGCTTCTGAAAGTGTTTCAGGTCTTGTACCGCTCTCTGCCGCTGTTCCTGATACCGCAGTCGCTGTTGCACCGTTAAGGTAAGACGCACCGTATAAATCAGTACCGCTTCCGCCGCTCATAGCTGCTATGGTTACGTTACTCGCTGCACCGGTTGTATTAGAAGTAAACAAAAGTGTATTGTTATCAGTTACGGCAATCGTTACATCTTCATATTCCGCCTGAATAACCGCCGCAATTTCTTCAAGAGTAGCAGCTTCCGAGAAATCAAGCCCTGTCACCTGTTTAGCCGAGCCGTCTACGGTAAGGTTAATAACCCCGTCCGTTACGGAAGCAAAGCCCGCTATATTAGCGCTTAAATCCTCTGTTGTCAGTGTGCCCGCTGTCGCAGGGTTGTTATAATCCACTGTCTGGTAGTTAGCGCCGATAATATAACCGTTGTTGGTTAAAATATTCGGAGTCTGGGAATAAATCATATTCGCCTGCTGCGCTATCTCGGTATTTGTACCCCACTGGTTAGCAATGCCGGTTGAGGTTCTTGAGATAACATACGAACCCTGATAAGGGACTGCCGGCTCTTCCTCCGTCATAATCACAATTGTGCTGAGTTTAAGCGGCTCTAAACCCTGTGAAGGTGTTACTGCGGTAGCATTAACTACATAAGTAATCGGTATCTGATATCCTGCTGTCATTTTATACTCCTTTTTCTACGGAATCAGAACCCGCAAAACATGTGCGTATTACGGGATTCAGTCCGCATTGCTGGTTGATATTCAATTATTTACTAAGCCTCGAAATGGTAATCCACCTCAATCTGGCTTGTCACTGGGAATTTATCGTAATAATCCACTGTTTTTATTTTACTAAACGAGTTGAAAACTCTAACCCGACAATCAAAACGGTTGATTCTTGAACTTGCTTCCAGAAACGATGCGTCGTACACATCGCCTAAAAGTGAAATATGCACATGCTCTTTTGCTTGCCGCTGCTGGGAATAAGTGCTCCTAAACGCCATATGCACCTCGTGCGCTCGCTCTCTGGCTTCCGTACCCCTTGAAAGAAGAGAGATAATAACATCTTCAACTACGTTCATGCTCTGATGTTCTTCAAGCCCTTCCTCCGTTGAAACGTACTTTATATTGTTGCTTATCGGGCGTCTTTCGCCATAATGCAGGACTATAAAGAGTTTGTTATCCTTCGGCAAATCCATATCAGCGTTATACGCCCAGACACGGGTCTTTGGAAGCTCCATCTCATTAACAAGTATGTTTTTTATAATCTCCAAAGAATTAGCCACCTGTCATACCCTCCAGCTGCTCAGCCTGAAAAGCTTCTAAAAGCGTATACCGGATATATCCGTACTTGCTCCAGTCCTTTTTCGCCATAACTTTATACCGCTTGTTTTCGTATTCGACATACTGGTTAGTCTCCAGCTTAACATCCGGAAGGCAGTGTATTTGCAGCCATTCCCACGCCCATGTACCATCAGGCAGGATTTTTAAATCCTTGTCGCTCGGCGGTCGAACAACCCCCCGTGTTTTGATTGTCTGGACACTTTCAGGAATCCAGTCCACACCGTCACCGTCATTTGTTAACCCCCTTGTCACAACGTTGAACGTTATATCCTGAAACCACGATTGTATTGTCTGTGACATATTCGGGAGTCCGGTATTATTTGAAAGTGTTGTATTATGCTGGATTAAGTCCATTTTTTCTCTACCTTAAAACTGATTGAACTGCTCAAACCGCCTTGTCCTGTAGTAACTAGAGTGTTAGGGCTGTACCCTTTAGCCTGTTTAGCCCTTTTTGTTGCTGCTGTTAAAGGCTGCCAGCCGATAAAACCTGTAGAAAATACCTGTTCTACAATAGCAACACCGGTAGAACCAATCATTGTTAAAAAGCTTTCCGGACTATTTTTTACAAAATACGCTTTCCAGGCTTCTTTCTTTTTGCTCCTGATTAAATCACCGAGTTTTGCGGCTAACGGATCATATAGAAATGAGCGTCGTGGAATTGTTACGGTATAGGCATCTACTTGATGTTCTTCCTGCCAATTTGTACTTTTAAGTTTTTTCTTCCTAAATTTGCCGTCATATTTAAAATCCCCCTGGGCGCTTATACTTCTGTAAACCGTGACAGTATGCGCAGGAATTTGTATAGTTTGCCCGTACTCATGCACCGCGCCCAGTTCAGCGTTAGTCAATCCGCTTTTGCTATCATGCTGCTGTTTTGCATCTGAGCCAATAATACCGATTTTTACTGATTTATCGCTCTTAAGTTTTTTAACCATATTTTCAAGCCCCGATAAATCCGCCTTAACATTAGCCATAAGTTGACCTCCCAGGTGAGAACAGAATCGTAACCGCAAGGTAAGGAAGTATGAGAGATAAATACTTCATGCCGTAACCGTTCTGCGAATAAATACCGTATAACGGGCTGTTCATTAACCAGCTCGGAAATGAGTAACTCTCTGATACATCGCCTACGCTCTTTGATGACACATACCCCCCGAACATACCGCTCACGCCCCCGGAGGCGTTCCTTAAATCCATTACCAGATAAAACGCTATGAGGTGAAGGTAAATATTAATCCTCTCGGTATCATCAGAGCCAAACCTCGGATTAGCATTAATAATCGCCTGAGACATTGCCCTTTCGATATCGGAGTCGGTTACATAGTTGTAAATATCCCCTTTTGTAACCGCCCACGCTTCCGTATCTGTCACCGGCTGAGTGTTATTGTCAATCAGTGACTTATAAAAATCCGGCTCGACATACACGATATCACCCTCGAAATACGTCTTACCCTCCTGATATAAAGGAAGAAAAGGAAAGTCACGAAAGAAATACTCCTTAAACTGTTCTACTGTAACCGTTTCATAAATATTTGCCATTAACGTAACTTTCCTTTCCGATAGATATATAAGGTTATGTGTTATTACTTAGAGGACTTGTCAGCCTTTTTAGCTGTTTCCTTTGCTTCCGCCTCCGCTTTGGCTGCAGCGTCTTTAAGCTCCTCGATTTGCTTTTTGAGGTCTTCGTTTTCCTTCTCAAGCGCTGCCTGTTTTTCCTTTGCTTCCGCTTCCGCTTTGGCTTTTACTTTTTCAAGTTCTGCCGGGTCTACATATCTTTCAACGCCCGGAATCTCAAGCCAGACTTTTGCGATATAGTCCGGAATATCCGCTTTTGCTCCTTTTTCGAGTTTATAACCGTCTCTGATATGTGCCAGTGCGTTTCTTGAATTGTTGATTAATAACATACATTCATCTCCTTATGTTGATTTTTCCGAGTCCGGGTTAGAAGCTGCCTGAACGTCCATATAAAGCATTGTTGTAGGACGTTTGAGCCATACGCCGGTATACTGACCTTCTGCCTGTGACATCATATCCAGTGAGTTAACAGGGAAGAGCGGTAACGGTCTGTACGGTACAGGTGTATGCATAACAAGGTTGTCAGCTTCGTTGTTATACAATACAACACGTCCTAAATTCTTATTACCCAAATTCTGACCGTAAGCAGCATGTACAATCTTGAAATCACCTGTTACTTCGGAGAATGCATCCTCAACAGTCTGGCGCAAGTTCTTAACAGGGAACTGCGGGTTCATCTGTTTACTCAATGCCAGATACATAGGTGTAGGTAAGAATAATCTGTTCGGCATAAAGTTGTAATTGTTGTTTTCGCCGTAAGCATTCAATACCGTACCTACCCAGGTGTTAAGCTGTTCAGGTGTCATGTTCTGAATCGGTACAGGAAGCAGGGAGGTATCCGCCGTAACGTCTGTCTGGTTCAAAAGGCCTAATGTTCTTGTATTATCCTGACCGAGAAACATTGTGTCTTGAATACCTAATTGCCAGTTTCTTGCTCTGGTTTTTTCTTTGCCCTGAATGATATTGTACGGGATCAGGTTTCTTGCCGCAGATTCTAACTCTTCGTGTGATACTGAGTAAGATTGGCGGTAGAAGTTGTTACGCTGTTGGATGGAATCCAGTGCAACATCCGCAGTAGGGTCGTTATGAATACCTGTTGAGAACGGGTTAATAGTACATTCTTTAAAGCTTGCACTAATACCGGCTTCCGTGAGCTGTACAATCTCTTTTAGGTATGCACCTTCACCGCTTGCGTTAATCTTGACATAATCGGTCAAAGGGCTCGGTACTGTGTAGTATTTAGCTTCGATTACGTCCTTGATTAAGTAAGTCAGTGTAGTAACTGCTCTATTCAAACCTAATGAAGTGATATCAAAGGCATTTTTTGCTTTTAGAACTTTGCTGAAATTTGCGTATGTGCCTTTTTCATAACGCTCAGCGTTAAATAAATACGGGTTGGTTGACATTTTCTTATACTCCTTTATTAGCTGGTTAATTAATCTCTAAGCAGCCGGTACAGTTCCTTGCTTAACCTTAATAACTACGAAATCTCCTGCGGCTGCAGCACCGGTGTATAATACACCTACAACGCCCTGACCTGCCGTTGCCGCTACGACCTGACCGGAAGAGTTAACGTTAACTTCCGTGCCTGCTGTCATACTCGCAGCGCCGGCAATCATGTACACATAAGCGTTTGTGTCAAAAACAGACACACGGTCATTTGCGACAAATGCCTCATTTACTGCCTGATAAGGTACAACGCCTACAGGTACATCTGTCTGAGCTGCTTTTTTCAGCACGATTAGACCGTCAAGTGCTGTTTGTGTTGTATCGAATGTCAGCACATCACCCGGATAAATTGTTGCTGATTCTGCAGGTGAGATAATACAATTGTGTAAAATCGGCTGGTTTGGCAAAAATGCCGCCTGACCTTTTATCGGGGTCATACCCCTGTTTGTTAATGCTATTGCCATTTTTATACTCCTTTTTTATCTGATTATTTACAACTGGCTATCCGTAAATCTGTTTACCGAGCTCAAGCCCTTTTTTCTCGGAAATAAATACGTCTTCCGGTTCAGGTACAAGTGCGGAATAAAGCTTGTTTACCGCTTCGTCAATTGCGTTTTTAGCTTTTTTGTTTTCAGCTTCTTCTTTGACGTCGTCTTTGAGTTCTTCGTATTTTTCTTCTTTTTCTTCCTTCTCTTCGTCGTCTTCGTTCTTAGCCTTGTTCTTGCACTTGTTTGAAGCTTCGTCTTTCTTCTCGTCGTCTTTCTTTTCTTCTTTTTCGTCGTCTTCATTCTTAGCCTTGTTGTCAGCTGTTCCGGCTTCGGATTTGTCGTAAGCAAGTTTTTCCGCAAGTTTAGCGATAGTTCTTACATCCTCATCGTCTTCACGTTTACCGGCAATTGCCATAATCTGACGGATGATGTCTCTTTTGTCCACATCCTCATTCTTAGCCTTCTTGTTCTCGGCTTCTTTTTCCTCTTTGTCTTTTTCAGCGTCTGCCTCATTGCGTGCTTTTAGGGCATCAATGAGCGACTCAAACAAGCCTTTTGTTTCCTTGTCCATAGTTCCTCCTTTAAAATTGCGTATCCAGTCGAATACAGGTTGATATTTGTTTATAGTTAAATCTTCACTTCTTGCGATTGCGTTTTGTGCTATGTAAGCATTCACGGCAATATAAGCACCCTCATAGCGAGGATTATCCACTATCGCCAAATGCTCAAATAAACCGTTCAAAATCTCCTTGTCATAAGGGTTACCGTTATGGAGTTTACTGTCATTGTTGATTGAATAGTCGGTTATGGCGTACTGGCAGGAGACGTTATAACCGTTTTCTACCAGCTTAACAGCTTTATCATCAGTTAAAACTCCATCGCACCAGTACCAGCCGTCTTTATCACTGAACCAGATATTCTGGACAACTCCGACCTTGTCAGCTTCCGTTATATTATCTTTATGGTTAATGATTACCGGGCAGCCCTTGAAAGTATCAATAAACTTATCAATAGTCTCTTTCTGGAGCAGGCACACGCCAAAATCGTACTTGACCAAGCCCGCCTGTAAAAATCGGGCTTTAAAAGGTCTGCCTTTTTCGCTGCCTTCACCCAGTATAATAGCGTTAACCGCTTTTTTATCCTGTCTCACGCCCCAATTAAACATTTTTTAGAGCTTCTCCTTCCATAATATTGATAAGCCCTACATTGTTCTGCAGGTCTTGTGCAATAGCACCCAGCAGGTTCTCATCACCTTTTGAAATACCCTGTGTGTCTTCAATTATTTGCATTGGTATAAGCATTAAACTTTGCATGAGTACAAAACTGATATCCTGCGGAATCAAGTCCGCTGCTTCTTTCAAATACTCTTTTGAACTCAGCGGTTTTATACCGTGCCCCAACAGACAAATCTCTTTAAGCTGGTCTATGTAATCATAAAGGTTATCAACAAACCTATCCGCCAGAAGGTGCTGTCCGTAAAAGCTTGCGCCCCCGCAATTATAATGTATATCCTTTGCATAATTGGCTATCGCTAAAAGATAGCATATTAAGTTGTCTATTTTGCCTCTGTCCATTGGTTGATACTCCTGTATTGATTGTAGCAATCGGGGTGAAATCTGATTTTTAGGTGGTTATATCACCCTCAACTACCTTTTGCTGCCCTTCTTTGTCATAAGTGCTCTGGATTAACAAATTATCATCCCTGTATGGTATAGCGGAGCACCGGCAATTCCAAATGGTACCGGGGAGCCCTGTAACTTTTTTACCATCAGCAATACCAATGATTGGCGGGTCATCATACCTAAAAATCTTGCCGTCCAATTCTGCATGTTCCAGGCGCTCCCTGCCGTCCATAATCGTACGCCAGATGAATTTGTCAAAGCCCATTTCCTGATAGGTTACACGCTTGTATTCCGCAAGCATTATGGTTGTTTCATTCTGTGCCAGAAACGCGGCTTTTCTGCCCATAATCCCGAACTCTTTTTCAAGCATTTTTTGAATCGTATCCGTCCGGTAGCCTTTGAGCACTAAATCCGCTATTTTTTCACGCATAAGGGGAATACGCCCTTCTAAAAAGTCCTTGATATAGTACTGCATATTGTTTGTATAACTGTTAGCAATCTCAATCTTTTGCTTGTCCGTAAGCTCCGGTACTATTACATTAAGGTGCTTGACGTTCTTTTCGACCTCGTGCCCTGAATCATCAAGAATTTTAACCACCTCTTCATTGAAAACCATTGATTCAACAATATAAGGGATGTTTGACTGGACTTCTCTTAAAAATGCGTCTATCTGTGTAATTGCGTTTCTGCTCTGTATCTCAGAATCCGCAAGCGCCACCCGAATATTCATAGGGATTGAGTTGTAATCTATTTTATAAATCCGCTGCCTGCTGTCATATACCGCACCCCATTTTTTGAGCAAAAAAGACTGTGCAGCCGAAAACTTGTCCTTTGCCCGAAATGCTCCGTCAGCATAATAGATAGAACCCTCTTTTAACCCCTGTGCAACGGGGTCTAAACTGTTCACCGCCTTTTTAGGCTCAACCCCCAGCATATCAAACATGGGTTTATATATACCCTCGTTCAGGTACGAAAACAAAGCCTTTTGTACAAGCCTTGAATATGCCTGTTTTACTTTAAAGTCTTTTATAACGGTCGGACACATACTTAACTATTCCTTAACAATGTCCTTTGTCTCGGTGAAATTCTGCTGCTGATTCCATAAAGGCATATCCTCTAATTCACCCCGGAGCGCTTTTGTATCTTGTATGAATATCTGCTGCTTTTTGAGATATTCCATAATCTCCTGCGGGCTCAATAACTGGCGGTCAAAAAGCTGTAAAACATTCGCTACCTTGTGGTCTGTTATATTCTGCTCATCAATAGCGGATAAAACCCTTAAAGGCTTCCACGTTTTAACAAGATCATCTACTTCATATCCGAAACACTGATAACATCTCAGCTTCAAAACCCATTTAATAAGCGGATTAGCAGGTGTTCTGACTTCATTCTCTATCTGGGAATTATAGTTTTCTAAACTGTCTTCACCGCTTCCGAATCCCGTTACACCTTCGCCCCAGAGCTTATTGACAGGAATATTGGCAGAACCTGCCATCATAATACGGATTTCTCTTAAAATTCCCTCAAACCCGCTAAAAGCAATCTGTTTTTGCTCGTATTCATCATCTTTTGATAATGTAAGCTGGGATTTGTAATTCTTGTTTCTGGCTATCATATCAACCATTTTTTGAAGCGCACGCTCACCCTGCTGGCTTGATAGCGCCGTCTGCATTGTCGCAAGCTTCAAGACATCGGTTTTTGCTTCATCAACAAGCTCAAATAAAACATTGCGGGCTTTGAAAAACTGCGACATATCCTGAAATATCTGCTCATATACGGACATTCCCCAGCCCTGCAGCTGCTGCATAATTAAAAACGGCGCATTTTTACCCGAAACGACAAAAACCCTTGAAGGGTGTATCTGCTGCAAGCCTTTTAAATCATCTTTCCGCTCGCTCCAGATACCCTGATAATTGGTTAATGCCCATGTGCCGCCTCGCATTTTGACGTTCGGAAGCGAATACGTCAACTGCCATCTGTCCACCGGCAAAAACTCCAGCGGTCTGTTATATAAGCTCTCAGGTCTTAAAGGTGACGCAAGGTCATTGTCCGTTATAGCTATTAATGCCGCACCGCCGTATAAACGTGCCCACTTCTGCGCAGTCTTTATCTGCTCTAAATCCTGATTATTCTCGATAGCGTCCTGCAGCTTTTTTACATCATCCTCATTGATGCTGTAAGCTTCTAAATCGAATCCGCCGTCTTTGTACGCATCATCCACCGGTATATCAACAACTTTACCCAGAATACCAAAAGTCTTGTACAAATAAGTAAGCAGCACCCACTGCAGGCTTAACATCTCAAGAGAAATATTGTTATACGCATTAACCCCGCTAAGTGACTGATTGTAATTATCAATATCCCAATCAGTGAGCCTTAAAGCGCACTCAATCGAGTTTTCCGCCGTAAGCCCGCCGATAATTTTGCCCTGTCTGATTAAAAGCTCCGGATTATCGGAAGAATTAGCAGCGACTAATTCCTGCTTGTTGTTATCCTGCGGGGCTGCTGGTTGATATTTTCCCCGTCTGTGTTTATTTTTAGCCATAATTTAATGGTAGCAAACGGGGTGAAATGGGATTTTTAAAGTGACTGGGTGACTAAGAGGTTTTAAATGCTTAGTCACTTAATCACTTATTCACTTAGTCACTACTCCATAAAAAAATCCAAAAACGACACAACAGTTTTCGCGAGCGCTTCCTGTATCAGAATTCCTAACGTATCTACCTGATCATCATGCTTGTGCGACATATCACGGCTAAATGCTTCACACTCCGCAAGTAATTCGGGATTAAAGCCGTAAAACTCGCTTTCCGGCAAATGTACCTGACCTGCTTCAATATAAGGGAGCACGTTTTCCGCTCTGGTTAATTTATCGGTCGAAGCTTCCACACCAAAAACAGGGATTCCGTATTTGCTTTTTAATCCCTGAATAAGTCCGATTCCTGATGCTTTATCCTCTATATAAAGCCCGTTACAGGTCAAGCCGGTCTGAGGGTCACGTTTGTATTTGTTCCATACATTAACCGCTACCTGTTCTAATTCCGGTGCTTCCCATTTGCCCCGCACAAGGTCAAGTATATGCAACTCGTTATTATTTGTAACGCCTCCGGTCATAAATACGCTGTAATCGTTATGTTCTTTGGTTTTCATTGCCGTATCGGCAGCAATAAGTATGCGTTTATACTGGTATTGTTTTGATACCGGATAATATCTGAAATATGCCCGCTTGATAACCTGACCGCCGAGAATAATCGGTTCTTGCTGATATTGGGATAAAAACATGTAGTTATTCTTTTGTAATTCCGCTATACGCTCCGGCGTGTACTGTGACGGAATCTGACATACACCGTTTTCATCAAGCAGGGGTTTTTTGAGTGTTTTGAAATTATACTTTTCTGCAAGACTTCCGGATAAATCCTCAACGTGAAGTCTTTGCTGAATGTTAACTATCGGTACATAAGGGTTGTTAAGTCTGGATAAAAGCGTCTCTTCATAATACCTTAATACCCTGTCACGCATTGTTTGAGAGCGTATATCAGCAGGCTTGTTGCCGTCATCAATAAACAAAGCTCCGGAAAATTTTTTAGCGGAACGTACGCCGCAATTATGAACTAATACTTGACTTTTTGTTATGTAAAAGTTATTATTACTCCATAAGGTGACACAATAACTGGGCGCTGTATGATTACACTTAACAATATCGACTATTTCCCTATACCCGAATATGAGGGATATTATATTTCTAAATTTGGAGAAATTTATTCTACAAAAAGAAATCAATTTATAAAACCAAGTATTACTAAGAAAGGATATTTGCGTGTCTATTTGCGAAAAGAGGGGAAAGATTGGTCTTTGTTTGTACATAGATTGGTATTGCTTACCTTTGTGGGAAAATCTAATCAACAAGTCAGGCATCTCAACTCTAATCCTGCTGATAATAGACTGGAAAACCTTAGTTATGGCACTGGTAAAGAAAATATGCAAGATAAATATAATTCCAACCATAAATTTCACAAAATCACCAAAGAAATTGCTATTGCTATTGCAAAAGATACAAGACCATATAAACAAATAGCTAAAGATTACAATATTTCCTATGGTTCTGTTAGTGATATTAAATGTGGGCAGGTTTGGGCACAAGTTACAGAAGGTATTCGATACCAAAGATATAAAAGACGAACATTTAAAGATTATATTTTTGAAAGATTTACTCAAGAACAAGTTAATTTTATTTGCGATAAAAACAATTCCCGCAAAGAAGCTATGGAAAAGTTTGGGCTCTCCCTTGACCAAGTTAAAGAAATCCGCCATTACTTTAAAACCCACTTGTAATTGGTCTGCTCTTATCTCTTGACCGTTATTGAGATAGAAAATATGGTCTGGAGTACATTCTATAACCTCTCCATTATCAAGAGTTATTTTTAAGTAATCAGATTTCTCATTTTTTACATAATCATAAATTGGTTGTAATTCTCTTTCTTGTGTTTGAAAATTATAGCTCCATATTTTACCTTTATATTGTTTTTCAACGATATCACCGATTTGCTTATATCCGTCCTCTGTTAAAACCAGTGTATTATAAGAAAAACAGCCATACCCGGTTATTTGCCCGCCGATAGGGGCGAACAGGCACACACCCCCTTGATAAGTGGTTATTTTTTTAGCTGAATAAACATTTTTACCGGTATAAAACTGTTTGAGATATTCATACCAGAAATCATCTTTCGGGGTAATATCCCCTTCGCCTTCAATGGCTCTTGACTGAGGGTACATAGCCTTGTATGCGGGGTGCTCAAGTATTGTCATAAGCTCTTTTGAGATATTAGCCAGAAGGCTTTCTGAATAAGAGGTGTAAATAAAATTCATCTTCGGGTTGATTGTCCAGCAATAAGCAATAAAATATTTTGCAAGCGTTGTTTTTGCGCTTCTGGGCGGTACATTGATATTTACCCTCAGTTCTTTACCGGTAAATATATCTTCCATTACCGTGAACAAATCAGCGTGAATAGGCTCAACAACAAAAGGTCTCCCTTCAACAATGCGGAAAACGTACCGCATCCAATCAGTAAAACCACGCTTTAAAAGTCTTTGTCCGAGAAATTCACTGCTTATCATGCTCCTCGCTCTGGAAGCATTTAGGTATTAAGTAACTTCCGTTTTCTTTGTTGAAGTTTGAAGAATCGCACCAGATTGTACTTTCCCAGATTTTTATGTTAAAAAGCCGGCATTCTGTCTTTTTAATCCAGCATTCTTTTTTAACCTCGCTCATTAATAACCCCCTCGATATGCTTATCAACTTCTTTAACTTCTTCGGGTGTAACAAAAACCTTTTGAATGATTGGGCTGCCGTCAATTCCGGTTATTTCCTGCTTAGCTGTTTTTAACCCGCTTATATCAATAGCTTTTCCTATAGCTGATACAAAGTCCGGGCGTAATATTGAACCTTCTAAAATTTCTTCCAAACGGTCAAGAGCAAGATTTGTAATTCTGCTTATCTTCTCTTCCACGTTTTCACGGACTTTTTCGGAGATTTGCGCTTTTTGCTGCACCCATTTTTCACTATTCGCTTTATCAGAAATCTGTTTCGCGGTAATTCCGAACTTTTTGGCTAGTTCTCTGGGGAAAGCACCCTGCAGATACTCCGCCTTGATTTTATTCCAGTGAATAGGCTTAGCGTTTTTGCTCACTTTTAAAAATCTCCTTATACTCAGATTTAATGCGCTTTTCCGCCTCTTCTATCGTAGCACCTGCGTCCAAATAGCTTAAAACCGCCCGATGGATTTTCAGACGGTCTTCTAAATACATATTTTCAGTGCCGATAATTTCAGCTTCAAAAACTTTGAAATTTTCACCCTTGAAGGTTTCGCCCTGATATTCGTAGGTTTCATCCGTATAAACATAGCAGCTGATACGGAAAATGCCCTGGGTGAATATAATATCCTCCTGACAAAAAACAGGCAGCGAAAAATAACCCGCCAATTTTACGTACAGGTCTTTCATCAAAGTCCACGGGCTGATTTCTTCTTCCGGTTTCGGGTGTTTTTTATAATTCCCCCGCTTTTTCACCGGAACAATATAAAATTGATTGATATCCACTAAAGAAATTTGATTCAAACTTAACCTTAAAAAATCAGTAACACACTTTTAAGGTTAAACAATTTCTTTGCGGTATTACATCATCCGTAACAATTAGAGGTGTATGTTTTTCCTTTGTTCTTCAATCTTACGCATAGTTTTTTGTTTAAGCTCAAACCAAAGTTTTGACGGCGGAACTGCTGTTTTTGCATCTTCTATGGATTGATGTATAAAATTCTGCGTCTCTTTTTCGGATTCTTTACTTTTTCTCTCTCCTGCATTAATTTCTTTTAGAATAGTTTGTGCATTTCCGTTTTTAATAAGCGCATTAACATAAGCCTGAAGATTTTTTGCTCCTCTTTGTTCGGCATACTGTTTAAGTTTTGAATAATCCCCTATTGAAAGGGGTTTTTTAATAGGTTCTTTTGTTTGTTCATGTTGTGTCAAATTGTCAGATTGTTTTGTGACATTTTTGCTTAAATCTTGTGACAGATTGTCAGCGCAAAAATTTTTCTGATAGAGAGGCTGCTGTTCGACGATTCTTGACGTGAATTTGTACCGGTTGGTATATTTACATTCAATTATGATTAAACCCGCCTTAAAAAGCTCCTGAACGGCTCTCACTACAGAACGCTCCGAAACGCCTATTTTGTTTGCAAGGGTCTTTTGTTTCGGAAACATATCCGGATTATTAGGATTATAATGCGCTGACAGTTCCAGTAAAACAAGTTTAGCTGTCGGGGTAATGTTAAATTGTGACAAATTGTTAAGTAAATAGTTTGTAAGCTCAAACTGCGTAAAACCATGCGGGGCATGCTTTTGAGCCATGCTCATTCTCTTCATAGATTCCTCCTCCTTAAAATTCCCATAGCCGTTGCTTGACCTGTGGAAGAATCTATGCTTTAATGAAAGTGTTAGGTTACATTAAGGCTTTGGTAGATTCTTCCAAGGCTTTTTTATTTTGTTTATTTATTTTTGTAACAAAAATCTGTTTGTTACTTTACTCATGATATGCCATGAACTAAAATAAAGTCAAGCATGGTAAAAAACCGGTTATTCAGTATATTAACGGTTAATGAATCAGGTATATAAGGGGTAAAGATATGGAGAAAAAACTCAAGATAGCTGAGTTTGCAGCGCTTATTGGTGTAACCGCAAAAACGGTTTATAAGATGGTAGATCGTGAAGAGATAAAGACGGTTAATGAAAAAGTAAACAACCGGTTAATTACGCTTGTAGTAACAAATGACGCCGAGATAGAAAATTTTAAAAACATTTACGGTAAGTCACCGGTAAATAACGGTAATTATGAAGATATATTAACGGATAGTGAAGAATCACTGAACGACAATATACATTCACAAAACAATAAAAATGATATTTCTGCCTCCGAAGTACTCGACAGGATTATACAAATTAATAAAGAGTATAATAACGAGTTAAAGAGAGTAAATGAGGAGTTAGTGAACACTAAGGCGCAGATGTTGTTCCTCGAAGATAAAGCAAGTCGTGAAGGACTGTATTTACAGGAAATTAAAGAGTTAAAAACTGAAAATGAACAGTTAAAGACCGGTAACAGAAAGACATTGTATGCGTTATTAACTGTAATTGTAATACTCTTACTTGCGCTGGTAAGTTATTTTACATTCAATATCGCATCGGCACAAAAAAAAG